ATTGATTGAACAATATGGTTTACCGTTAATTTTATTACTCGGAGCCATTTATGCACTATACAGATTTTTGGTGTTTAGTTTGTATGAGGTAAAGAATGAATTTGGTAAAAGACACGAAGACAATGCTAGGGCAATGGCTGAATTGAAGGAGTCTATGGCAGAAATTAAATCAGACATTAAACTACTAGTAGAGTTTTTTAAGAGTAACCGGTAATGGAAGAGCGAGTCATATGGCAGCCCCATCCGGGTCCCCAGACTAAAGTATTAACCCGTAAGGAATCAGAGATTTTATTTGGTGGATCCAGGGGTGGAGGAAAGACTGAAGCAATGACAGTCTGGATGGTAGAGCCGGATTATATAAAGAGTCCTAGATACAGGGGTTTAGTAATCAGGCGTAATTACGATGATCTGAAGGACTGGATAGATCGTGCCAAGCATATGTACCGTTATATGGGAGTAAAGGTAACCGGAAATCCAGCCCAGTTTGAATTTCCATCTGGAGCCAAGATCTGGACCGGTCACTTGAGTAATGAAGATGCCTGGACAAAGTATCTTGGCCAGGAGTACCAGAAAATTGCAATTGAAGAGTTAACTCTAATCCCTAATGAGTTAGATTATTTAAGATTAATCTCATCAGCAAGAAGTACAATTCCAGGGATCTCGTCCCAGGTATTTGCGACAACAAACCCCGGGGGTCCTGGCCATGGTTGGGTGAAGGCCAGGTTTGTAGATAGTGCCAAGAACAAAACACACTTTGACAAGAAAAGCAGAAAATCACGGATTTTTATACCCAGTAAGGTAACAGATAACCCTACTATTATGCGTGAAGATCCGGAGTATATTGAGAGTTTGAAGGCATTACCGGATGAATTAAGGCGTGCCTGGTTAGATGGAGATTGGGATGTATTCTCTGGACAGTTCTTTCAAAAGTGGCGGCATGACATTCATGTAGTAGAGCCTTTCGACATACCATATGAGTGGTACCGGTATAGATCTATTGACTATGGTTTTGCAGCACCATTTGCCTGTGGTTGGTGGGCTGTAGACTTTTTCGGGAATGTTTACTTATATCGTGAGCATTACGAAGCTGGCCAAGAGTTAAGTCACCACATAGATAGGATATTAGAATTAAGTGGTCAAGAAGAATATATGATGTCAGTAGGAGATCCTAGTATGTGGATCCGTAATCCACAGAACACAAATAGGAGCGATGTAGTAGCACCAAGTAATATGAGCATTGCTGATATTTTAAATCGTGCTGGAGTCAATCTATTTAAAGCTAATAATGAAAGAGTTAATGGTTGGAACCTATGCCGTCAGTACCTAGATCACTATGCAGAGCAGCCGCCAAAGTTAAAAGTATTTTCAACATGTCCAAATTTTATAAGAACAATCCCAACCCTAGTCCACGATGAGAAAAGGCCGGAGGATCTAAACACAAAGGGTGAGGACCACCATGCTGATCAAATGAGGTATTTTTTACATTATGTAGGATCTCCAACCAAGGTAGTACAGAAGCCATGGTTGCAGAAAGAATTAGATAAATTATTATCAGAAGACACAGATTATCAAGGGATCAGAGCATGATCATCAGACCTTTAAATCTGCAATGGTTTAATCCAGAGACTGGAGAATGGGAAGAGAAAGATATCCCAGAAGTAAATGAAGTGATCATGGAAATAGATCGTATAGAATCAATAGGTGCTATATCATATGATTATAGACAGGCACTTATTACTATCGTTAATCAGGTAACACAACAAAGTTTAACTGGAATTGAGATAGAGGCAAACTAATGGCAAAGAAAAAAACTGAAGCGGCTTATAAACCAACCCGTAAACACGAAAAAATAATCAAGAAAAATGAAGCTATGTTTGATATGTGTTTTCGAGCCAGGGAAAATACAACCACTGTTTGGCGGGAAGCTGAACGGTTATATATGGGTGATCACTGGACCAACATGAATATGCCAGCATTTAAGAACCAGGTTACGCTAGATCTTATTGCTAGTGCTATAGATACAATGATCCCAATTCTTTCTAACCGTCCACCCCGAATTGATATAATTGCTGTAGGTGGAGATGACATATCTACAAAAGCAGCAGAGATATTACAAAAGCAAATGGATGAGTTATGGGTAATTAGGGATATGCAAAATTTAATCCCGGATTGGTTATTAGATTATCTGGTATATGGCAATGGAATCTTAAAGGTCCATTTCCAGGACGATGATTTGCCAGATGCTGATGTTGTAGATCCTTATGCTTTCTTTGTGAATCCATCAGCAACGAAGTTGGAGAATGCAGAGTATGTTATTTATGCAGCACCAACCCCATTATGGGAGATCCGGGAAAAGTACGAGAATGGTAAATATGTAAAGTCAGAATCAAAACTTGATAAGTACGAAGCATTAAAGATTAATGATGCTCAAGTTGGTGGGGATGATGTGGTCCAGGTCACTGATACCACCGGTTCAGAAACAAACTATTATGAAAACTCTTCCAGGGCCATGGAGGATCTAGAAGAGAGAGCACTATTAATTGAGGTCTATGCCAGGGATTACACAAAGGAATATATTGAGGCTGATGATCCTTCAGACGAATCACGGGAGATAGATAAATATCCTGGCATGATTCGGCAGACAGCTATTGCCAATGGTGTTTTATTATATGATGGTCCAACCAGATATCCGTTCTTAACTAAAGAAAACCATTTGGCTCATCCATTCCCATTCATTGTATTAAAGAATGGTGGATCTGCTCATAGTTTTTGGGGTAAGCCGGAACCAAAGAGATTAAAGTCTCTAAACCTATCTTTAGATCGTTTAGCCAGTCAAATGATGGACAATACCCACTTAATGGCCAATCCAATGTGGGTAGCTGATGAGACTACAGATGTAGTAGATCAAATAAACAATAAACCTGGTAGCGTAATCCGGAAACGTGGCCCTGGTGCAGTGAACATGCTGCAACCAGCTGGAATGCCAAATTATGTATTTAATTTTTATTCATTGCTAGGTGAGATGTTTGAAACTATTAGTGGGGTTAACAAGGCAACCCAGGGTAAAGCTGATGCTAATGTAACAAGTGGTGTTCAGGCACAGATCTATCGCCAGGCTTCCACTACCAAGATTGATTTCAAGGCAAGGTCTGTGGACCAGGCAATTCAAACTCTTGGCAGTATGTGGGTAGCTATGATTGTAAATCTTGGAACAGAAGAACATCTAACAAGTGTTGAAACAGATCAGGGAATGCAGGACCGGAAATATATAGGTGCTATGCTCCAAGGGATGAACTTTGAAGTTAGAGCCAGATCCGGTTCTATGTTGCCGGAGAATAGAGAGTGGATTGAACAGAAGATCATGCAGCTTATGCAACTAGGTCTTGTTACGGATCCGCTATATATCCTGGAGAACATAGAACTACCAGGAAAAGAAAGACTTATAAGATCCTTAATGGAAGCACAGAAAGCACAATCTGGTAATGCAGAACCCATGGCTCCCGAAGAAATGGCAAATCTGGGAACCAATGAGGATGATATTATGAAAAAGTTTGAGCAAGATCCTACACTAATAGATAGACTCCCTGAAAATATGAGATCAAGAACATAATAAAAAGAAAATGATCAGATATATTTGGATAGTATATAAATATGATGGATTTTATTTACCAAATGAACAATGAAAAATTAACTTTTGTTGGAGGAAAACAGCATGAGTGAAAATATTGAAGGCGGGATCTATGGTGCTGAAGTTGAAGCAGATGTTGCAGCTTCGCTTGTGGTCGGAGAAGTAGAAGTAGCAGCAGAGCCTACAGAAGCCCCTAGTGAACCCAACGGTGAGGAAGCCACCGTAGAAGGCCAGACTCAAGAGATTGAGCAACCGGTTGAATCTGAAATTGAAACCCCACCAGTAGATACTAGCGTAGAAGTGGATGGAAAAAGTTATTCGCTTGATGATATCAAACTAGCAATAGATGATTCTCGGAACAGAAGCGATTGGCAGAAATCCAATACCAAAAAGGCACAACAACTTTCTGATGATCGGAAGGCTTTGACTGTAACCCAGAAAAAGTTTGATGATCTAAAGAAAGATGAAGACCTTATGGAGACTCTCAAGGATTACCTTGGTGAGGACCACGCTCTATTCCAGGAAACTGATGAGCCTAATGAAAATGCTCAAACACAACAGGACACAAAGGATCCAACAGATAGTCGGATCCAGGAGTTGGAAGATAAGATAGAGATGCAAGAAGCCCAACAAGCGGTAGAACGAGACATCCAGGTATTAATCAAGAACCATCCAGAACTTGATGGTAAAGATAATGCTGTTAGAGAAGTTTTGAATACTGCGATCAATAAAGGGATGAGCAATCTTGAAGATGCATTCGTGCTCACTTATCATAAGGCTACTGTAGATAGTTCATTCTCAAAGGCGGTTAAGACGTTAAAGAAAGCCGATGCCAGCAAGTCAATTCCCGAAGCATCCGTTAAACACAAAGGTTCTAAATCTTTGTCTAATGTGAAGCCGGAAAATTTTGACGAAGCAAGAGCACAGGCTTTAAAATACGACCTATATGAGTAAACTTAAACAAAGGAGTTAACAATGGCTTTAAATTATGACAATTTAAGTGCGTTAACGAAGGATAAGTATATTCCCCTTTTGGTCGATAATATTTTCGATTCCAATATTCTTACGCATCGCATGTTAAGAAAGTCGAAAGCAGCCGCCTCCGGAAACAAGGTGTTACAACCTCTTGAATATGGTAAGGCAGAAGCTAAAGGCTTTTTCAGTGGATACGATATCCTGGACACTAGTCCTACGGAAGTATTCACGGATGCGGAGTATCAATGGAAACAGGCTTATGCCACAATTAGTATTTCCGGTAAAGAGGAAATGCTCAATGATGGCCCGGAGCGTGTAGTCGATTTATTGGAGGCCAAGGTCAAAAACGCAGAGAAATCTCTAAAGGATCTATTCGGTAGCACCCTGTACGGTTCAACTGATGATTCCGGTGATGAGTTCATCGGGTTACAACATATCATCGCAGAAGACCGTTCACTTGGTGGAATTGATTCAAACACATACACTTGGTGGGATGCACAATCTGCTGCTAGTGGATCTGCTTCATATGCGAATATGGTAGATTCTACTCACGGTGATTTCATCCAAAGACAACTTCGTGAAATGTATGGTGGCTGTACGGTTGATAATGACAAGCCGTCCATCATCGTTACAACGCAAGTAGTCTTTGATGCCTACGAAGAATCCCTAACTGCTCAAAAGCGGTTTGGTGCTTCATCGAAGTCATTGGCCGATGCTGGTTTCACGAACTTACTTTATCGTGGTACCCCTGTGGTTGTGGATGATCATTGTCCGGATGGTTTGATGTTCTTCCTTAATGAGAAATATCTGGGTTTCCGTCATCATCGTAAACGAAATTTCGCTTTTGAGAAATTCGTTAAACCGGTCAATCAGGATGCAGCCGTAGCCAAAATTATGTGGCTCGGTGCCCTGACTTGTTCCAACGCTTCTAGACAGGGTGTTATTACAGGCCTGTCTACTAACTATACCTAGGAGGTATTATTATGGCTACTGTTCAAACTGCAGCAGATAAGAAGAAAGTTGGGATGCTCGGTGAGCGTGATGCGGGGGGTTTTGTGTATACATCGATTGGATCTATCGACTTCTATACAGGAGAAGGTGAACCCGATCATGAAGCACGACCTGGCTCAATCTATATTGATGTGGCAGATTCGGGGATTGCGTATATCTATGCGTATGATCCTAACTCTACTGCATGGGATTGGGTAGTGATTGGATCCCAATCATAAACTGACCTTCAAACAATCTTATTAACTAACGTTGGGTTGGCCTGGTCTGTGAGCCGGGTCGGCCCAACAATTAAAAAAAGGAGTCAGAAATGACAGGTAACGAAATGTTATCAACCCTAGGTTTGCGATTAGAAGATCCTTCAGAATCTTCATTCACGCAAGCTGCAAAGCTAGATGCTTTGAATATTGCACAAAAAAGTGTAGTGAACTTAATTCACAATGCATACTTGGGCGAATTACAAGTGATCGATGAAACTGTTGCGATGACGGCCAACGCTGTCGATATTTCTGTCGGTGGTGATTTATCAGAAGAAGTAATGCGTAATGGAATCATTGCGGTCTATGATTCAAGTGATTCTGTATGGTGTACAATGATAGATCCAGGCGATCAGAAACGATTGGAAAATTCTTACCTTGCGGGTAGCACGACTAATCCGGTTGCGTATGTTTTTTCCGATACACTATTTGTTGATGGCCCTGGTCCTACAGATAATGTTGATGTGTGGTTCTTACGGTCCCCAGCAGATATTGAAGCTGATGGTAATGAATGTTCATTAAATGTTGCACTGCATGAATCTGTTGTAGATATGGCTGAATCTCAGCTGTGGAAGATGGATGCAAAAAATGATCGTGCAACAGCGGCATACGCAAATGGCAAGGGACAAATTGATTCACTAAACGCAAGATATCCAACAGAAGCCCCAACAGGTATAGGTACTAAAGGAAGGGGTTAACCCGTGGTCTGGGAATCCCTTATCGATAGGACATTAACGTCCTTTGATGCTGGAACGCCTAGAGTTAAAGTCAGAAAGTACCTGGAAGAAGCCGAGGTAGATTTTGCTTTAGGAACAAAATGCTACGTTAAGGACTGGTCCTACATGCACAAGGCTGGCAGCATTTCTATTCCGCTGCCAAATGATTTTGTAGAAGTCGTTGGCCAAGTTGAATACGATACTGCTATATTAGATTATCGCAGAGATTTTAAAGTAAGTTCTCGCTTCAAAAAGAACAATCAGTTAAAAACCGGTACACCCCAAACTTATTATGTTAGGGGTGACAAAATGTTTATATATCCGGTTTCTGGTACTGGTCTTGTTACTTTCTCCTATGCTGCTATGCCAACACATCTAGATCCTAATCTAGCGGATCCAGGATATGTATGGCTCCGGTTCAAGGATCTAACCTATGAACAGTTTTATAGTGGCGATTCTATTGAGGGTCTTACCTCTGGTGCTACAGCGGAAGTGGTTGATGTAGTTAATGTTTACCAGGACCATGGATATTTGGTCTTAAAAAATTGGAACGAGACAGATTTCCAAGATGGTGAGCAAATATACAAAGCAAGTGAAGAGGAAGAGATGTGGAGCAACATATACACTTCCTGGGAAGACTTGCTAGATGACTGGGCATCATTAGGTCTTGGTGGTGTTGCAAATGCCAGGGGTATTGAATATGATTATTCTGATCCTGGTGTTAGTCCAGTAATACCAGATGTGTATCATGGAGATCTAATTCATTACGCAAGATCAGCACTATACGCAGATCAGGCCGATGATCAAAGATCCCTACAGTCAAAAACAATATACGAAACCAATAAACAAGAAGCTGATATTCAGTTACCGATGAAAGGCTATAGTGGGCCAAACCAGATAATTGATACAATGTTTAGGTAAATAATGGCAATAATAGAGATACCAGTATTTGATGGAGGATTAGTAACATACGCAGATCCTGAAGATCTCCCTAATACCGCTGCGACTACAAGTGTCAATTTTGAGACTGATGTCCCAGGAAAGTTAGTCAAACGTCAGGGTCGTGGTGCAGCAGTTACTTTAACGGGAAATCATGTTGGCCAAATATTAAAATGGACCCATGAAGATCTAGCAGATCCAGTATGGATCTATTTTGAACCTCAAACAAAAAAGTTAAGGAAATGTGCCGCCAATTTTACTAGTGCTACAAATGTGGCATCGCTTGCTTCAGCAGTAACAGACGTTGAATTTAGTAACTATGGCCGTAAGTTAAGATTTGCTAACGGATTAGATGAGAAGTCTGGAATATATCAGCATATAGATCGAGAGTTTTTCTTTGGGGAACATACATGGGATGCCTTGTATTATGATAATGGAATGATGGAATTACCAGCAACTTGGGATCTCCTTGCGGTTGAAGAAATTGAAGGTGGGATGAAACAGTCTGGCTACTACAATTACAAATTTGTTCCAGTCTTTGATGGTAACCAGGAATCACCACTCCCAGAAGGAGCGGGTTTAACCCATGAATCGACAGAGGATGATCTAACTTTAAAAGTTGGAATACAATTAAGTACGCAAGCGAATGATTTCAATCCTAGGATTACTTCCATAAAGGTATATAGATCTTATTCCGATACAGCCACTGGGAATCTTGATGCAGTATATTATCATATTCATACAATCCCGTTAAATACTAAAGCAGATAGTGATGATATCCTGGGATCGTCAACAGTAACACCAATGGATAATTGGTTTTATAGTGACGATTTACCAGCAACAACCGCTCAATGGGGTGGCTATGCAAATTCTGAAGGGTATAGGCACTGGATTATGAGAGATTCTTATCCCGGGACCAGTTACGAAGTTGATACATATTCTGTAGCTAATTATCCTGGGCCTGGGCTGTTAAAAATGAAGGATCCTTTCCCAGCCGATAAAAACAGACTTAATGGTAGGTGGAGTTTTTATCAAACCTACGATGATGGTTATTCATCATCAGTATATACATTACTTGCTGAAGGTGACTATGGAGGGTATTATGGAAAGAATTTAATATTTAATAATTCCTGGGATTGGCGAACTGGTGAAGCGGATGGTTGGGTTATTTATTCAGATGCAGAATCCTTGGATGCTATAGCAACCGGTAGTTCTGAAAAGTTTATTCAGCTTTCTGATGATTTAACTCAAACAGGAGATTTTGATGTAGATATATCAGATGGATATCGTTATGCAATCGCTGGAGATGATGTAACTCTGTGGTTTTATGATTATGCAAATACAGATAGATCATTGCATCCATTAGGTACAAAGACAAAAACAACAGTTAATTATAAGTATTCAGTATATGCATCAGGTAGAAATTTTGTGGGGAATGTACGTTTGGATCCAGATGGTGAAGCAGAGGATCATGCAGATTGGATAATCTATTCAGAGTTAGGGCAGCCTGATGTGTTGCCAATTGTCAACTATATTCAGATCAAAGATACTCAAGGTGGCCAGATCACTGGTCTAACAAAACATATGGGAGAACTGGCGGTGTTTATGTCCCGTGGTGTGTATCGTTTATCAGTATCTTCTGACCCAAGACATTTTGCTTTGATTGAATCCGATGAAAATATTGGCTGCATTGCTCCAAACTCTATTATTACTGTAGCTGGCCAGACCTTTTTTGCGGGCCTGGACAATGCTTATGTGATAGATTCAAGTTTTAATATTCAACCAATTACTGAACCTATAAAAGATATTTACCAGGGATCTTCAAATTTAGAAGAATCAAGATTTTTTTACGATCCAAAGAAGGCTAGAATTCTTTGTCGATTTGGATCAAACACTCAAAACATTTATAGCTTTGATATGATCAAGGCTAGAGAAGGTCAGGCAATATGGAGCCTGATGGATCTTGGTGCTAACACCGGTGCAGACATTTTTGCAATAGATGAAAACCTAAATGTTTTTTCAATAACTAATGAGGTATAATAATCATGGGAAAATTAAATGACTCGGTAGGACCTAAAGGTACTGTGCGTTGGGAAATCCGAAGAAGTGGCGGGGACTGTACAGAAGGAAGAGGCCCCGCACCTAACGCAATCAACGATGAATTAAAAAATAAACTTGCAGCAACATTGACCACTGCTACTAGCAGATTTGGTGTAGCTGAAAACATGTTTGGAGATGACGGTATGCTAGAAGCAACCAATGGCAAGTCGGGAATCGCTTTGGTTGACGATGGAAATGGACCGGAAGGCTATTATGAGATGGATTGCAACCTATCTTCCACAGGTGCTCAAGATTTTGAAGTTTCGGGTGTGGTACGATGTGAGACAGATGGAATAACCATAACTGATGCATTGCTGGGACACTCTTGGGCCGCAACAAATTTCTCTGTTGATTTCAGTAGTTATGAATTTACACCAGATGTGGACTTGGATGACGGGGACCAATTAAATGTTACTTGGGAAATCTCAATAGATGATTCATAAAAATAGGAGAAAATAAATGATACATGCACCTAATATAAATACATTGTGGACAAATAAAAGATTAAAAGTCCATGGTGATGTTGATATAAAAGTATACGACCCAGAAGATCTGATACGTATGGAACCAAAGGTCGATATTTTAGATACAAATATTGTAAAAGACGATTTGTTAGAAAAGCTGAATGACGAAATGCATACAACTTCGTCTGCAAATACAGCACACCAGTTACACACAGGTACTAACTGGCATCCAGCAAGTGATATGTGCTTATCCCCAGACCTGTGTCAGAACTACACTAATACATCAAATCGAGAGGGTGAGAATGGCATTAGTGTTGCGGTCACTGGTTACACTGGCCGGATTCAAGATGATGTTTACGGTGGTTGCAGCCAATGCCATGGCTTTTGTTTGTATGACAACACAAGTACCTCCACCACCAATAATGCAAGTACCTGGGCTGCTGAAGCAACTTGGCTGTCCGGATACGATCCTAACACCACTACGGTAGAAAGAATGTATATGGGTAAAGATTTTGATTCCCAAATTGGTGGCAACTTCACCAATGTGTTTTCTACATCCTTTGATGGTCCGTATAATTTCAAGTATGCATATTATGATAACACCAACTTCACTATTCAGACTTTAGATATTCTTCGGGTAACTTGGACAATTACAGTAGGGTAATTTTAAATGCCATTCTGCCAAATAACCTCCATCACCAATCCAACCTCTAGTTCTGTATTTGATCCTGGGGATGGCTTTACGGTTTCATGGTCATATAATGATCTTACAATTTGTGTCCCTTGGAGGATCACCTATATAAAGCTGTACGAAAATGGATCATACCATAGTACTTTATGGACAGGATCCCATTTTGTAGCTGGTCCGTATGGAATATATATTACACTACCATCTTCAGGTTTAACCTTTGGAGATGTGTATACTTTAGAACTCAAAATAGAACATAACTCATTTCCCGCATTATTTGACATATATACATCTGGTGTGTTTGAGATTGAAGGCAGCCCACCTACCACTGTTGATGTTAATGAAGCAGTTGCTGTTGATGAAAGTCATAGTAAACAAGAACAGACCTGGAAAATTGTAAAAAACGTATCGGATGAAATTGAATTGGATGAAGATGAAAGTAAGGTTGAAAGTGCGTGGAAGATAAATAGAGTCTTGTATGATCAGACTGACTTTGATGAAGATTTCTGGTCTAATCAACTATACACCATATCAATATCCGATGAAATTGAATTGGATGGAGATGAAAGTAAGGTTAAAAGTGAGTGGAAGATAAATAGATCTGTTTCTGATTCTACTCTTCTCTCTGAATCCATTATTGATATAGAAACTGAAGGCAGAGAAAATGAAGATATAGGTCTTCTTACTGAAAAACAGGCGAAGGAAAAAAGAATATGGAGACATGTATATAATGTATCCGATACCATTGATGTTGATGAAGATGAAAGTAAGGTTAAAAGTACTTTTAAGACATGGGTATCTGTTTCTGATTCTACATGGTTTTCAACTGAAAACATTATATCCTATTTTTTCAAAGAAAACCAGCCAGGTGATTCTTCAAATTTTGAAGAAGATTTTGATTACGAAGAACGAATCTGGAGAAAAGTAGTAAATTATTTCGATGATGCTGGGCTTAATGAGGATGTTGATGTAGATAAAAGAACCTGGAAATATTTGGTTGACCCTGAATTCGGATTCGGTGGTTCTATAGCTTTGCTTAAAGAGGATGTTGATGTAGATACAAGAGAATGGAAACATCTAAAATATTCTTTAGATTGGATCAAGTTAACTGGCGATACGGTTAATTATGAAAAAAGAAAATTCATACACCGTTGGTTTCCGGATGATAATTTAACAGTTTATGGTGCAGAGCAGAACGTTTCATGGGAAAAACGAACACAACAAGAAACATATGAGACAGGTTATTTTGAAGAAGATTTTGATTACGAAAAAAGAGCATGGAAACATACTGAAGATGTAGATGAGACTATAGATATAGGTGTTTCCACATTTAATTGGAGTGAAAGAGAATGGAAAACCCATGAGACTGTAGATGAGACTATAGATATAGGTGTTTCCACATTTAATTGGAATGTCCATGAATGGCAAATTTTTGAGACTGTAGATGATGCCACTTTCTTTGCTGAAGTATTTGCAAGTGAAGTAAGAACATTTATACATGTTATCACCCCGCAAGATGATATAGCCGTTTCCCCGGCAACAACATATGAAAAAAGGACCCCCATTATTTATGGCGATTTATCCCTTTTTGAAGAAGGTTTTGATTACGAAGAAAGGACCTGGAAACATTTAAAATATAGTCCAGAAGTAATTGCATTTGATGAAGAGTTTGGTTATGACGAAAGAGCCTGGAAACATTTAATAGCTGAACCGAATGCGATTGCATTTGAAGAAGAGTTTGATACTGAAACAAGAGTTTGGAAACATTTGGTTACCCCTGAATTCGGATTCGGTGGTTCTTCAACTTCGCTTGATGAAGAGTTTGGTTATGTCGAAAGAGCCTGGAAACATTTAATAGCTGAACCCGAAAATATAGGATTACAACAAAATTTTAGTTACGATACAAGAACCTGGAAACATTTGGTTGCAGTTGGTGAAGTCCTTGAGTTCTTGGAAGAATTTGAACTAAACCAAGATATATATGCTGAACCTGTCGCATCCACTACTGCATTTATTGAAGAGGTGTTATATTCACTATCCCATAATGAACCTTGTTCTATTATGCCATTCCAGGATACACCGACAGAACTTTATGGAACTCAACGAAGAACTGGTTGGATTAAAGCATCAAAATCTTTAAGTCGTGCTGCAATCCTCCGGAGATTAAATGTTGAATATCATTCTGCGGATCCTATTGATGTTAAGATTTTTGCAGATGGCGATGATGTAAATGAGGTTTATCATCATACATTAGCCGCTGCAATTTCTGATGAAACAGCGAATGAAAGTGTGCGAATAAGTAGGAGAGCAAAGAATTTTATGGTGGAACTATCGTCACCTAGTACAGCAAATCCTGATGTAATGGTTGAGAATTTTAGTGTGGAGGTAGATGTGTAATGCCGTTTACGGATAGTAAAGTAAAAGCATTTAACCCTTTTACACCTAATGAATCCTTGTCCACGGATAGACAAACTGGCTGGTTTCAGTTTACAGATCTAGCTAGAAAGGTTTTTGTAAGACGTATAAATGCAACATATTCGAGTCCAGACGAAATAACATTTAAAGTTTATGTGGATGGTGATGATGTAAATGAGGCTTTCTCTGGTGCATTTAGAGCAAATGTTGGCGATACTGGTGTAACACTTCCAGTCGGTAGTGATGACTCAATCGAAACATTAATAACATCATCTACGTCATTATTTAAGAATGGTGATTGGATACAAGTAGATTCGGAAATTATGAAGATTATTTCAGCCGGATCTACAACACATACCGTACAGCGTGGTATGCGTGGTACTACAGCAGCTTCCCATTCATCTGCTTCTCCAATAGCATGGAAGAATTATCCAATGGATAGTATTAAAATTGGGAATCGTGCCAAGTATGCACAGGTTCAAATATCAACATCATCATCAACTAACCCTGTTGAAATAAGCAGAATGGAAATTGAATACGAATGAGTTATGCGAAAACTGGAGATCTAAAACAAGATAAGATTTTAGGTAACCTTTCTAGAACTATGACAGGAATGCAATCAAAGGTTCGTGTCATCACCGGTAGTGTAAAAACGGAAGATGTGAGTGAGGGAGAATTCCTATTATCGTCAGTACCAAAAGATAGCGAATCCCCAGGATCCCCGGTAGTAGATGAGGGAAGAATGTATTTTAAGGTTGATGGGATATTATATCAATTATCAGGAATTAAGGTAGGAGGTTAAAAAGCAATGGGACCATTAATAGCTGCAGGAGCAAGGGCAATGAAATATGCACCTATGATAAAGCAAGGCTGGGATTGGTTGACCGGAGGTGGACCATCTAGAAGTGGGTCTATGTCTAAAATGGAAAGGAATTATTTGAAGCAGCTAAAATTAAGGGCTGAACGTGGAATGGATCCATCCCAGGTAAATCTAATGATGGGGCAGACTACTCGATCCGTTGGTGTCGAAACCGATATATCCAAAGCCAATGTTATGGGTACTTCTGCTGTCCAAGGTCTTGAAGATTCTTCTGTGATGGCCGAGCAATTGAAGGATGTTGATCTTGCGGGATCAGCCCAGGTGGCAACCACCGCTAGAAATGTTGCGGCTGAAAATTTGAGAATACAAGAGCAAGCAGAAAAAGAATTGGGTTCTTATGGTATAAAACAAACAAACCAAAATTATAGCGAAGCATTAAACCATTACTCTGGCCTTGATAATATATTGAGTACAATTTCTGGACTTGGAAATGACTACCTAACCGGTTTGACCAACAAATCTAAACTGGAAGAATACGAGAACGCCCCGTGGTGGGATGATTTGGATCCGGAGGAGAAACGAAAAATCATCCAGAGTTTCAGTTAGGAGTGTAAAATGCAGAAAGTGGTAAAACCATATAAGTTTCAAGTTTCTGACTCTGGAGTAATAACGGGGTTATCAGTTGATGGCGGGGTGCCGACCCAGCATAAAAACCCGCAACTGTATCTTAATATTTTGGAGGACCTGAAAGACAAGGGTGAATCAGATTCCAAGGAAGCACGATATGTATGGCAACGGTTCAGAAAACTTGAAGCAACTGCCAAAGAGAGGGAAGCAAAAAAAGCAGCAATGATAAAAAGAGTCCAGCCAGACCCTATGGCTGGTGTACCGGGTGTATCCAAGGTAACCCCGGCTGATACTATGTCTAATGTCCCTGGAACTACAGGCTGGGGAGGTGAAGCCGGTGCTGAAAAGGGGAGACGGATTGGTGAATCACAAAGGAAGGCAGCTATCCTTGATATCATGTCTAATGTCCCTGGAACTACAGGCTGGGGAGGTGAAGCCGGTGCTGAAAAGAGGAGATTGATTGGTAAATCACAAAGGAAGGCAGCTATCCCTGACACTATGTCTGGTGTATCTGGGCAGACCCCAAGAGAAAAGATAAATCAACATGCCAGAGATTATGAATTTGCAGATTCAACCATGGACCAGGTGGGATCTTCTCAATTGACTCAAAATATCAAGAAGATAGAGGCAGCAGAGGCCGAATCAAAAAGGGTAAAGAAATTCTTTGCTGGTATTAAAAAGGGAGTTACGGATTGGAAATCAAAACAAGATATTAAAGCTGGCCAAAGACGGGAGGAAGCGTATCGAAAACAGATGCGGGCCAAACAGGAAGGTAAAGGAAATCTATATAGTAAAGTATTACAAGGAATTACAGGTGAGGTGTCCGTCCCACCCGTTCCTGGATATGATAAACTTTCTGATGTTATGGCGACAAAGCCGGATGAATATTCTGGCGGTATGGGAACACCATATGCTGCTCAATTCGCCCAGGCCAACGATCCCGGAATAAAGAAAGCAAAGAAAGCAAAGAAAGAAGTTGTTAGTAATAATGTTGATATCTTTGATCCAACTTGGGAGCAAAGGCAAAAGGCCAAAGTGGTTGATACTATGTCTGGTGTTCCAAAAGGTAAATCCAATTTTGCTCAATGGTTGGCGAAAAGTAAAATAGGAGGTAGAGGTGAAGACATAGATCCATTTACTGGATTATCCACAACACCAAAAGCAAAGATTGGGAATGAAAACTATTTTCCACAGTATGCGGATGCGGTACCCCCACCGGAACCGCCTTCACCCACACCTGTGGCTGACCTTGCCCAATCAAAAATAAACCCAAAGAAAAATTTATCAGCTTATGATAGACTGCCAAATTATTTAAAACGTAAGGTTGATGAAGAAATGCAAATCGCAGAGGCAATTTACGGTGGCGGTAAATCTAGTCGCAGAAAAACGAAAGAATTACAAGAAGAGATGTATGCCCTTGAAGATGATTTAAGGCGGCATAGTGGATTAAAAGTTATGCCAGATGGTGCACCAACGGAATGGGAAGAATATTATATAAATGTGAATAAGGCTAGTGAAAATAGTGCTGAAAGAGCATTTAAACGGATTCAAGACATACGTTACGAATTAGGGATGGAATCATTAACAGGAGCCTCTTGGGAAGAATATTATGCAGATGGATCACCACCACCAGTCAACAACAACCAGCCACCACCAGCCAACAACAACCAGCCACCACCAGCCAACAACAACAACAACAACCAGACTATTAAAAAGGCTGGAACTGAACCACCAAAAAAGAAAGAAGATACAGATCCAAACTTGAATCCCAACGTCTCCCCAACCGGCTCCAAAATACCCGCACACCTTCCATGGTCCAGAGACTATGTGGATCCGACTGTAAACTTTAATAAGGTGGAAGTAGAGAATGATGGGGGAGTGATGACACCGGAGGAGGAGCAGGCTTGGGAGGATCTTGCGAATGAATTGTTGGATGGGAATACAACCAGTACTGATGCTATATACAATAAAAATACCAATGCCGATCCAAACTCGGAAAGTTCTACCGGAGTACCTATGAAGAATTGGGGACAGCACAAAAGAACTAGGTGGTACCAGGAATACAGAAGAAAAAACAAAGTTTCAGGACAGCAGCGGGCTGCTTTGCGTGCATGGGCTAGGGATACGACTGGTACAATACCGGTACCCGCCTTTATTGATCAAGACAAGGTACAGTGGGGTGGTGCTGCGGGACGAGCAGATGATGAGGGTTAGGTATGCTTGACATAGAGATACGGCCTTCTAGGCACCAAATACGAAGCCGAATTTTCGAGAAATGAAAAAAAATGCCTCCAGTATACAAAACAGTCTTTCAATTCGAAAATGCCAACAGTGATCGTGGAAAACGGCACAATCAGTGGGGTTTACATATTTGGACAGATGATTTATCTAAAAACTTTGGTGCTACAAAAGGGGAATCATTCGTAGGCCAGGATGGCGTAACATATTATACTGCGAAATATAAAGATCTGCAATCTGGCGATCAGGCCAGTAGACATGTTATTGATAGAATATGGAAAGAAGCTGGTGGGGATCCATATAAGTTCGCTTCAATTTATACCGGCCATGGTCAAGATCACGAAGTTGTTAAGGCATATGGTGATGCAATAGCCGGCAATCCAGGAAAAGGGCCAGAGGTTATGAAGGCTGGCACTACCCCACCACCCCCCAAAGCCACCGACAAGGTTCTAATACCTAAAGGCTACGATAGGTTCGGAGAACGATCCAATGAGAATCTATTCCCAACAAAACATCCTACGGTTCAAAATGAAGATGGCACAGTAAGCAATGTAAGAACAATAACTGTGGAAGCTGATGGGATACATTATGTTATTCCATCAATGGTTGAAGGTGTGCAGCTTACTAATGATGAGGCTTGGCGAGTGGCCTTGGAGCAAGGACTTGGTAAATATCCATCTTTTGATAATGCCGCTGCAGCATTGCAAGCCTCCCGAGATTTACACGACAAACAGCCGCCACCACAAGACAATGAGAAACATATCTTCCCCGAAGAATTCGATGAGGAGATTGCAGCTGATGATGATCTTGGGCCAAAGGAAAGGGCAGCATTAGGTAGAAGAAATACAAAGGAAAAAACAAGGATAAGAAGATGGTTGAAAAAGTATGGAGATCTTGACGAGTACCCGTATAGGGCTAGTTGGGACAAGGAGTTAGAGTCATTTGATCCTAACTATATGGAACAGGATCCATCTTCTGGTTCGATATTCCCCGACTCCCTCCTTGACCAAGCTATAGCAGATAGTGCCGCAAAAAATGAAGCAGAACTCACAGACTATCAAAAGGATGAGAAATCCCAAGTCCAAACAATTATGGATGCTGCAGAAACTTATCAAAAGGGAGTAGATAACCAGGAAATTGTCCAGAGCAATATAAAACTACTGATAGAAACATATCCCGAATACTATGCTGACTTGAGAAAAATGGCAGCTGCAGGTGACATGGATGTTAAATCCATGGTTAAGGTTATAAGAGCAAAGATAAAAGCAAAAAGAGATAAAAAAGAACAAGAGGAGTGGGATAAGGCACATCCACCACCCACATTAGATGTTTTTGATTTACTCAGCGATTTTAAGAAACCGCCATGGGAAGAAGGATCTGGGTGGCAGCGATTAATCCCATTTGTTAGTAGTGGAATAGAAGTTGCTGAACTTACAGAATTGGCAGTGGCAGCAGCTGCTTTGGAAAACGAAACAGCTACACCCCGACAGTTAAAAATATTAGAAGAATATGTTGCATACTCTAGGTCTAATAAAACCTGGGCGTACAATACCCTAAACCTGGTTGTGCACCTACCAGCATTTGCTGGTGAGTTATATTTTACTGGTGGTTTTTATACGGCTGGCAAAAATGCCACATTAAAAGTAGCTAAACGAGTACTGGCAGGCCTTCTTACTAAAGGTGGGTATAAAAAAATTCGGGATTATGGGAAGAAAACAGCCACTGGAAAGATACTTACAAAAAGCGTACAAGCGGTGGGAGGTGCAACATTACAAACCCTCCCTGCGGGAGTAACTAGAATTGCTGCGGAGACAAAAAGAAGAATGTTGCCGGGGATAACTTTAACAAGAGAAGAAAAGTTAGCAATTACTGGACCAGGTCAAGGGGCAATGTCTGCATTTATAGATGCAACCAAAGGACAGTGGATTGAAATGGTATCAGAAAGAATGGGTGGTTTGTTTAAAGAACTTGGGAAACCAGCAAGGGAAGCTATGTCCAGGAGTTACCTGTTGAAAAGATGGTTACAGAAGAATCCTGGTGCAGACCCATCAGCATTTAGAAAGGTTTTGGATCGCTCTGGTTATCATGGTGTGTTAAATGAAATGTTTGAAGAGCGTATGTCTGAACTTGGAAGGGCAACACCTGGGATCGGGACCGGTGAAGATCTGCCTGATTATACAAGTGAAGAATTTTTTAAACAGTTAGCATCAGAAATGGTAGCATTTTCTGTTCCTGGTGCAGCTGGTCAGATAATGGATTATAAGAAGCAAAAGAAAGATGCAAAAGCTGAAGAAGCCGCAGCAGCGGCAGCAGATGAAGAGGCTCCCGCAGAAGAACCCCTTGATCCAGAAGAACAAAGAGTAAATCAAGTTAAGGCTCTGGATGAGATCAATGCTGCCGAAGAAGCTGGTGATACTTCCCCTGGTGTTGCAAAGTTAGCCAGGAAGATACTTGAACGGGATCCTGACTTTGATTCAAGATCAAGCATAGCTATCAGTAACCGAATCCTAGAAGTCACAAAAGAGTATATTGAAAAGAATACAGACAAAACTCCAGAGGAATTCTTTGCAGCCGAAGGATTGACAGTCCAAGAAGGCGAAGAGGGTGATTATATTATCACTGGTTATACAGAAGCCTGGAATCATATCGATGGCCAGGTTAATACGGCTATTAAGTTATTTAAGGGACACGATGCTGATACCCTGGTTGAAGAATTCTACCACGATTTTTATGAATACATGCCTGAAAAAGACAAGAAGGCTTTCAAAGAATACCATGACAAATCCGATGACGGTAGGTCAGTAGAAGAACACTTTGGTCAAGAAGGAAGAGACTACTTCTTTAGTGAGAAGCTGCATGAAGAAGCTGGCGGTATCCGAGCATTATTTGATAATGCCAGGGAATCATTGAAGAAAATGATTGCCAGGATCCGGACAATCCGTGGGGCCAAGATCCCCAAGAAGATCCAGGACATGTACAAGGCTGCTGGGATGCGGGACATCAGTCCCTCACAGAGGAAGATTGATAAAAAGAATCTAAATCAACAGGTAAGGCCAAAGTCTAAAGAGTTTAAATCTTGGTTCGGTGACAGTAAGGTAGTGGATGAGAAGGGGCAACCTATGGTTGTTTATCATGGGACCAGTGCTAAAGAAGATTTTGATGTGTTTTCCCCACAAGGTGATGGTATAATTAATTGGTTTGCCCATGATCCAATGCTTTCAGAAAAGTTTGCGGGTGGTGTAGGAGTAGAAGTAACAGAGGGCAGTAGGATTATTCCATCATATATAAGAATGGATAAGCCATTAGACCTACAATACCTACCTGATAATATAACTGAAGAGGAGAGGGAAGAGAACATGGATGGTTCAGGACTTTTAAGTGCTGATGAAGAGATATCATCCTCATTCTTTTTTAAAATAATTGAAGGTTTGACTGGGGAAAAAATGCCCAGCAAACTTAAAAAAGAATTAGAGGAAGAATATGCTTCCCCTGATTTTCCAGCTGTCGATATTTCTGTCGGTGAGGATACTTATCATTTATGGAGAATGATAGAGAATGAAGATGCAGCAAAACCATTAATAAAACATTTAAAAGGATTAGGGTATGATGGATATATCACATCTGAGTTTTTTCTTGGAGGTGAAGCACAAACAGCTTATGGGGTTTTTGAACCTAACCAAATAAAATCCCAGTTCAATGAGAAGCCTACAAAAGAAGATCCCAGGATCATGCACCAGGTTAAAAAGAAGCCGGTCTTTTTCTCCCAGGCAGAGAAAGTGGTAGATGAACAGTTCCCCCCAACGATGAAGGGTCAATCTGTAATTAACTATCTCCAAAAACATCAAGTTAAGCCAGAAGAAATAAAGTGGTTGGCATTAGATAAACTATTATCCAAAGAGAGGGTAACACGGGAAAAATTACTAGATCATATCAGGGCAAATAAGATTGAGGTAGTGGATGTTGAAAAGGTAGATGACTACATGACCACACCAGAGTGGATAGAATTTGACAAGAGAATGACTAAAAAATATGGGGAGAAATGGACCCCTGGAAATCTCCTCCAGCCCCAGCAAGGATTTTCCGTTCTAAATGAAGAGGAGATGGACGAATATGGCGATATCAAGATAAAATATCAAGAGCCATCGTATACATCAGAAGTGGAAGAGGGTGGGGATGATTACAGAGAATTACTGCTAATACTGGATAATGCAGCGGGTCCGGGGACTGGTCCCGGAACGGCTGCTGAAGAATACAGTAAATTCATAATAGAAATGAATGAAAAGTATAGTGAGACGGAAGGTGGTTGGCATGATCAATTGACTGAAGAAGAAGAACAGGTTCGGGATAAGTTAGCTAGGGCCAAGGCAGATGAACGGGTGGAGGATTATCAAAGTCCACACTGGGAAGAACCAAATATCCTGGCTCATGTAAGATTTAATACCAGATGGGATTCAGCGGGAAATAAAGTTTTATTTATAGAAGAGGTCCAGTCTGATTGGCATCAGAGAGGAGCCGAAAGAGGGTATGACCAAACCACCGTAAACAAAAGACTTGTATGGGAAGAGGGCGATGAAGAGGGTTTTAGTGCAGGGATTTGGACCACAAGAATCCCTGGCACCAACTTTATATATGAGATTACGGAAGATACAGAAACATCAATCCCCTCAAAGCGGTTCATAACAAATGAAATTACTAGATCAGGCCAGCGAAGGGGGATTATTACTAGGCCAAATCTTGCGGAAGCAAAGGACTATGTTCAAAATGCAGTAGCCAATGCTACCATTGGCCAGTTGGGTGTTCCTGATGCACCATTCAAAGGTACTGGGTGGATTGAACTTGTAATGAAACGGATGTTACGCTATGCTGCTGAAGCCAATTTTGATAGTATAACCTGGACTACTGGAGCACAACAGATAGAACGCTGGTCAGACAGCTTGAGGCAGAACCTTGATACAATACAATGGCAGAAGTCTGTTGCCGACAAAAGAGAACTTACACCTGAAGAAAAAATAATATCTAGTACTGCTAGAAATGTTGACCCAGATAGTCGTATAGCTGCTGAAAAAGCTGTACAAGAAATGGATAGAGGAAAGCAATCTGTTATTATAAATGGAATCAAGGATAAGAAGAGTGTATTTAATCAGTCTATCCCACTAAATGGATCAACCACAATTAATGGGGTGGAAGTTACTTTGGATAGGCTTTTAGGTAGGACGATGGCCAAGCAGATCAGGGATGGTAGCCGGACCGGTGTTATTAAAGGTAGTGATCTTTCAATTGGTGGTCGGTTCCAGAAAAAGGTTTATGATAAAGTGATCCCGAACATCCTAAATAAGATGGCCAAGCGTAATAACTGGGGGACCAGTGTAAAGCCAATAGATTTTGTGAGAGGTAGTTTCATCAGCTACCCACATCGAAACCCACCAGGTATGCAAATCACTGGCCAGATGAAGAAGGGTGTGATGAAGGGACAGAAGCAGTTCCAGGTCAGGAAGAAAAAGAAGAAGAAGCCGGATTTTCCTAGAACTAAAAAAGGTCAGTATCAGGCATTACCACCAGGCATTAATTCACCGCAGAAATTTACCGGCCTTATTACCAGGTTGATGAACATGGCCAGAGAAGGTGTGGCTGGGAAATATTGGTATGAGAGAAGCAGCGATATTATCCTAGATGCAGTCGATAATAACCAGGATGAGGCTCAAAAGATAGCTGGGCTAATAGGATTGTTTAGTCAGGGTACAGGAATAAAACCAAACATTCGCCAGGCATTAAGATATTATCAGCAGAGCAAGGCTGGCCAAGATCCTTCAGAAGGCAGATTTCCAACTAGTATGGTCCCTAAAGCCAAGATGATTATGAACGGGATAATACCACTAGGAATCAAGACCAATAATTTTTACACAAATCTAATGCGACACATAGATCCAAGCATGCATCAAGGTATTACAGTAGATCTATGGATTATGAGAGCATTTGGATTTAAAAATGATGCACCTAACATATCACAATATGATAGGGTTTCTAAAGCAATAACTAGAGCAGCAAAAAGACTAGGTTGGGAACCTTGGCAAGTTCAGGCAGCCATATGGACTACAATCAGATCTAAATGGAATACAGTTGAAGGACCTATAAAAGCAGAAGCAATAGAAAAGGGACATTACATTGAATCTGCAACCGTTGATAAAAAGAAGATCCCAGGCCATTGGAAAAATGAATCATCAAGGATCCGATATAGAAACAAAATATTAAAAGCAGTTAAAAATTTAAAAGATGCACAGATTGAGTCGGTAGACTTTGCAGATCTGATAGCCGAAGAAGTGCAAATTATTACAATGGAAACACTGCCAGGCATCGGGGACTATTTCCCTAATATAGACACTAAAAAAGATTTAGTAGAACTGAACAATATGCATAACGCTATTGTTCGTGTAATTACAGATGAGAGCGGCCATGATAGATTAGCACAAGCAGTTGGTCTTATGGTGGTAGGTGAGGCTAATCAACCGGGTGCTTGGCTGGAAAAGGTTTCACCTGGTAGACAGTTGACCGTCATTTCACCCGTGGCTAAAGCACCATCCCCAAAAGTAAAACCAGATCCAATATCAGAAGTAGTCCAGGAACAAGTTGATCTATATTGTGCATTATGGGGGATTCTAACCCATCAGTGGGGAGTAGGGTGGCATAAACCTATAGCCACAACTGTTAAAAGGGACGCAAATTTAGGACAACTTAAATTTCATAATCCCAAGACAGGTGAGGATGTGAGGTTAACACCAGATCAAATGAGTGATTTAACAGTAGGTATGGCTGATGCAATTGAAGAAAAATATGGGGAGGCAGAAAGAGAGGGCATTTTTCTAACCTCTAATCCAGATGGATATGCTTTCATCAATGTAAGTGAAAACATTCCAAATATAGAATTCGATGAACTAGTAGAAAAGGTTGTGCGTAACAATATTGAAGGCTTAAATTGCTCGTATGATTTAGCAAAGGCGATTACTGGTTTAACATACTCCAATAAAAAGGATGCAATAGATAACAATGGCAAAAATTATAAAGAAATCATTTCTTCCTCCGAATCATCCGCTGTTTACAAGGGGCTTCTTAATAACACCGCTCCGCAAATCGACAAAATCTACCAAGACTACGCAAAAAGGAACGGCTGGGGAAAAGCCCCTCGCACCCGAAAAAAGATAGTTTTTGCTGTCAGCAAGAGACAGCCTCCCCCCAAAAAACCCCGCTCTAAAAAAGAAGAATCTGGCCAGGCAATAGAACTGGATCCAGAGACTACTGCTCAATTATGGCAGCGTAGGATCCAAGACAAGATGAACCGTCTAGGCCAGGTGATGGGATTAGTAGAAGATCAACGTCCTGTTAGTGACGAAGAGGATGCCTACCGTGCTGCTGAATTATTCATTGGTAAAACCAAAGATAGGATGGAAATATTTGAAGAGAGCATATTAGGTAAAGGACAATTAATTGATCGACTCCTGGAAGCTGGGTACACTATGGATGATTTTGGGGAATACCTTCATGCCAGGCATGCCAAGGAACGAAACGCTCATGTGGCAAAGATCCGGGAAGATATGCCAGACGGTGGGTCCGGGATGACCAATGCAGAAGCTAATGAGATCCTGGCAAAACACAAGGGTGACAAAGTGATTGAGGCCTTTGCTAAAGAATTCTATAGAAAGGTCACCAAGCGAGCATTAAGAGAGCGGTTGGATGCTGGACTTATAGATCATAAAACCTATGAGCATCTAACTAATTATTATAAAAATTATGTCCCACTATTTACAGTAAAAGAGGTAGAGAACAGAAGAGATACAGGTGGGAAAGAGGGTAAAGGGTTTTCTGTACCACAAGGTGCAGAAATAAAACGAACAAAAGGTTCCCAAAAAGATAGGATAAATCCGTTTTTCTCTGGTATGCATGAAATGATGGGTGTGATTAAAAGGTCTGAAAAAAACAAGGTTGGTTTAAAATTCCTTGATATTGCAGAAGAATTTGAGAGCGATGCCTGGACCGTAACCAAGCAGCGGTACAGACCAATTTTCAATAAGCACGGTGAAGTAGAATTCATGGAACCCAAATTTAAACTGGGTGAAAATGTTTTTGCTGTACGAAGAGATGGCAGCCTATACTTAATTGAGATCAACGATGAGGCTCTGGCCCGTGGTTTGAAAAACCTGGGTGCAGAAAAGGCTCCTAAATATTTAGTTAAGATAAATAATTTTTTAAGGGCTATTGTAACGACATACAATCCGGAGTTCTTAATTACCAACTTTTCCAGAGATATACAGACAGCCCTGATCCATCTGGCTGGTGAACACAAGGGTGTGGCTCGGACCGTACTAAAGAATACCCCTAAAGCAATTAGAGGTGTGTGGCGGGATGTCAGGGGAAAAGAGCAACAATACTGGTCACAACAGTACAAGGATTTGAAAAAGACTGGCGGTAAGGTTGGCTGGTTTGACCAGGACACCCTGGAAGATTACCAGGCAAAAGTGGAAAAACAAATGGAGCGTGTTGAGAAAGGGACCGGTACCCCAGTACAAGCTGCCAAAGCATTGGGTGAATATGTAAATCATGCTAATGAAGCCATCGAATCCGGTGTAAGGTTAGCGACTTATGAAGCATTGGTAAGCAAGGGTGTATCCAAAGAAAAAGCAGCACAGGTAGCAAAAAATATTACTGTAAACTTTAATAAGAAGGGTGAATGGGGTACACTGGCCAACAGTTTGTATTTATTCTTCAATGCCACAGTCCAGGGATCCTTTAGAATTGGTGCATCTCTTGCAAAGAGTAAAAAGACCAGGGCAATAGTTGGTGGCATTGTGGCCTCCTCTGCATCTTTGGCTCTGGTTAACTATATGATTGCACCGGAAGAATGGGAGAAGAAAACCAAGTGGGAAAAAGATAACTATTTAATTTTCATGTTGCCTAATGGTGATGATATTAGGATCAGGGTTCCTTATGGATACAATATGTTCCATGTCATGGGCCAGGCTAGTGCAGATGTAATCCATGAAGGCCAGAAGAATGGTTTTAAATATGTAGACTATGGCGAAGCTGGAGGCCGGGTGCTAATGGCAGCCAATGATGCCTTTAGTCCTTTTGGTGCTGGTAGTTTTTTCCAGATGGTAGCACCAACAGTATTGGATCCAGTTGTGCAAATAGTTGAAAATAAAAAGTTCCATGGTGGACCTATAAGACCAGAGCAACCTACATGGTCAAAGAATAAACCAGATTACGCACAATACTGGGATGTGAATCCCCCATCTTGGTTATCCAGATCTATTACAGAACTACTTTCAAAGTGGAGCGGAGGAAAGGAATACGTTGGGATTATACCAGATGAGAAGGCAGTAGTAAAGAAGAAGGCAAAAAAACAGAAATGGTTCCCTGGCACACCAAAACCAGCAGCAGAACCAGATGTGGTTGAAAAACCCGCTACATTTAAGAATCATTATACACCAGGATGGATTGATATTAACCCAACCACCCTGGACCACCTATTTGGATTTCTTACCGGTGGAATGGGGAAGTTTGTCCAGAGATCTGTAGACCTGGGTATCGACTTATATGCTGGGAAAGAGACACCATCCAGGCAAATACCTGTTATAAGGCAATTCTATGGCCAACCAGATAAAAGAGGTATAACTGAAACAACCCTTATTCGGAAAATGGTAAAGAATTCACAGATTAAAATTTATAATCATGTTGAGGTGGCCAGGTTTAAGAGATATGTTTTCGATGCGATCAAACTTGGAAGACTAAAAGAGGATGATGCGAAACTTGTTTTTGATGTTAATGATAAAGAGATGCCTAAAATAATCAGGGATTTTCTTAATGATCAAAGATTGGCCCAGGGTCTACCAAAACATGACTATAGGAAATTGGGAAAGAAATCAAAAAAGAAAAAACAGAAATGGTTTCCAGGTCAACCAAAACCATAGAAAAAGAAGATATTCCCTTAATAGTTTCGGGATATATGGAAATATTAAATAATATTATTAGCAATATGGAGAATTATAATGGCTAATTTAGAGACAAAAGCACCCGCAAGAACATTTAAGGATTTGTTAAATGTTCACGATGGTGATAACAATGAAGGAATTGAAGCTGGCCTAAAAGTAGTACAAGATGGGGAGGGTGTGGCCAGTGCTCTTTCTTTATCTCAAACTGAAGCTAAAGTTGATGGCAGTCTTACAGTTGACGATCATCTAGATGCGGATTCGATAATGGCATCTTCGCTTACAGTTGACGATCATCTAGATGCGGATTCGATTGAAACTCAAGGTGACTTAACTGTTGGTGGCGAACTTGAGGCTCAAGGTGCTTATTTTCATGGAGGAATAGAAACCACAACATTTGAAGCTGAAAATGTTGCAACATTAGGTGATGGCTCTAAATTAAAAACAGATGCTGCTCCTACAGCAGATGCAGAAATAGCTAATAAGAAATATGTTGATGATAATGCTGGTGGTAGTGCCACGTCATTATCTACAGGAACAATAACTGCAACCACTTATGGGATCACAAGTGACGGTGGAGCCGATGATGTTGTTTTAGCTGAAGCTGACACAAATAATTCTGGAGTATTGGGATCGGCCAAATGGGATGAAATTGTAGCAAATACCGCACATTCTGGTGGAGATGGATCTGACCATGCTGATGTAGCCACTAATACTTCTCATTCTGGTGGTGACGGATCTGATCATGCGGATGTAGCTACTAATACCACACATTCTAGTGGCAATGGTTCTGACCATGCTGATGTAGCTACTAATACCACACATTCTGGTGGTGACGGTTCTGACCATGCTGATGTAGCTACTAACACTTCTCATAGTGGTGGAGATGGTAGTGATCATGCGGATGTAGCCACCAATACAGCCAAAGTAACTTGCAACACAACAAATGTAAAATCAGCACTTAATGCCTCTCTTGGCGGTGCAGCCAATATAGGGGATGCAAGTGATACAGTAACTATTCCTGGTAAGGGAGATGCTACGGGGAATTTTAGAGTATTGACAGCATCACCTGGCGTTTGGCCAACTTCAGGTCAAGGGATGGAATTAATGGTCAATAATGGAACTGGTTATATTGCCAATGGTACTCGAGATGGAAGTAACATTACAGCGTATCATCCGATTCGTATTGATGGAAGTGAAATAGAACTTCGAATTGAGGGTACAGATAAATTTACAATGTATGATTCAGGCCTTGCTGCCTTTAAAGATGATGTCATAATTGAGGGGGATTTAGAAGTTGATGGTGGTTATGTTAAGGTAGATGATAAAATAATTAAAACTCCACCGGGATTTACTGGTTATGATGTTAGTGATATAAACGCCACCTTTAGAGAAGACATAGGTAGTGAAGTAACTGATGCGACATATGACAT